CCGCCTAGCGCTGCGACCCAATTCAACTTCTACTTGATTCTGCAGCTCGGCAACACTTTGTTGAACAAGATCTATGGCAGACTGCAATTCTTTAGCGCCAAACATTTTTGTAATGTTTTCGCCTAGCAGGCTGCTGGCAACTGCCCCCTCTATATATTCCCGGCTCCTAAAGGGCACGTCTCCAGGGCGGTCAAGCAGCGCTTGCATTCCCAGCCGAATCTTGCCTTGCCGACTTAGCTCCTCAGTAACTCTTTTTTCTTCCCGAAGGCTTGCTACCTTTTCATCAATCGCTCTAATCTGCAGCCTTGTTGCCGCTGCGCCACCAGCAGCCGCCTGATTACCCGCAAGAGTTACCCTTTGCAAATCTTGCTGTTCCGCCTTGACCTTGGCAATTTTTCCCTGAAGGCTTGCGATGTCGTTACCAAGCTCAACAAAAGCTTTGGACCCTAGCGCAGTTTGCTGCTGCAGAGTGCTTAAAGAGTTTGCAACACTTAGGAGCTGCGATCGAGTGGCTTTTGCTCCTCCAGCCGTTTCAAGTAAAGATTTACGTTGAGCGTCAATGGCGGAACTTGATCCATTTAGCCTGGCCTTCAGCTCCGTAATATCACTCGATAACTTACGGTATACTTCTCCGCCCATTGCGGCCTGCTCTCGCAAGCCCTCGAACGCCTTAATCTGGCCTTTTATTACAGCTTCACTGTTATTCGCGCTCTTCGCATAATCGTTAATGCTTTTGCGAGCATCATTAATAAGATTGTCTGTTATATTAACTGTTTTGCCTAGGTCTCGGAAAGAGCTTTTTAGCCCCGCAAGCTTTTCTGCGCCCTTTATGTTTAACGCAATACTAATCGGTTGTACTTTTTGTGCCATTACTTCCTCTCCTTATTCAATTCCGATAACGCCGCTGCCTCCATCACTTGGATTTCCTCAAGCAGCTCGCGTGGATTATCTACATCATACAAGGACATCAAGCCACCCGCACCAAGCAAAACCTCATACTTAAGCCCAACATATCCGCCCATAGTCACGCTCCATTGCGTCTGCAGCCGCAGAAACATCATTACAGCTTCCCAGTTTTCTTCCCACACTTCAAAATGCTCTTCTTCTACTGCCTTTTTAGGCGCTTTTGGCTTAAGACCGAAAGCAGCAGCGTCTAAAGCGCTATTGTCTAAAATTTTCTTGCCGCCATTTACCCAGTATTTAGCGGCGTCCTCTAGTTTCCCAACTTGGCGCCTTCAATGGTTTCAGTGTAAGCAGCGAGAACGCCACGAATCCAATAGGAATCATCGGCGAATTCTTTTAAGGCCGCCTGGGTAAATGGGATGGCTTTGTTGTCCTCGTCGAGAATGTCTTCCCACCCCACCAGAATGGCCTGGAGCATGTCGAGCTCGCCACGATCAGCAAGCTTTTCAAACTTGGATCGAGATACGCGCTTAAATACAGCAACAAACTCAGAGGACTCAAACACGCCACCGTCAGACGGTTCCTGGACTTTTACAGGCCATTTAAAAGTCTGAACCTTTTTCTTAATAAAGGCCATGCTGGGAAATTGATTCCTGCACACTATACAGCAATAAAAAAGGGGCTGCAACGCAGCCCCCGCAGCTCCTCCCTAGAGTCAAGTATAGATCAGGCTGAACTCGTCGTTGCCAGACGTTGATGGAATCGCGGTGTAAGGAATGTTAAGCATCGCGATGCCGTCCTGATCGCTATAAGAAACATCGCCAATGTCGATTCGGGTGGAAGCGAAGTCAACGATGTTGCCAGCAGTCGTACCATGCTGGAACGTCAGGTTGCCCAGAGTGCTATCCGTGAGCGCAGCGCTAAAGTAATCCTTTGTTGCGATCGTCACGGCCTCAAGGACCACGGTGCCGTTGGAAGCGCGGTCAGTCATCAACACCTCCTTGGTGCAGTTGATCAGCTCGCGATACACCACGGTGTTGCCCACATCAAACGTCACAGATTGCAGGCAGCCGGCATAAGACAGCAGCTCAAACGTATCGGTGTTGCCGTTCTTGAATACCAAAGGCGTAGCCTGGTTTGCGTAGGTCACGCTAGGCAGCGCTGAATCATCAGGCGCGTTGTAAATGCCAGTGAAGGTGAAGTCAATCGTTGGGATTTCACCAACATTGGCATTGAGCGTGAAAGTGCCACGGCAGCCAGTCACCTTATGGCGTACGCCATCAATGTTGTAATGGATGGTGACAGATCCAAACGATGAGCTAACCGGCGCGTAGGTCACGCTGGTGCCAGCAGCAACAGTTTCACTCAAACCGCACGCCTGAAGAGCCTTTCCGTACTGAGGAGCAGTGCCAGCAGTGCCAGAGCCAGCAAGCTCAACACTGAAAGTACACTCAACGCGAGTGTTGGCGAGAAGCTGCTCTGATGCTCCCAAGTAAGGGCGGATCAGGTCACGGCTGACAACATCACTCTGCTGCGGAGTAATGTTCAGATCCCTCACCAAAACCGCGTCCGCTCCATCGGGAGTCGGATCCGTTCCGTAGCTCGATTCCGTCTCGATCAGAATCAGTCGTTTCCGAAGAAGAAGTGCCATTGTCCTCAGGAGAGTTTGCGGGAAGAGTGCGCTGAATCAAAGTGCGCTTACCGGTTTCTGGGTCGAGGAGGTAAGACCCGCCCTGCCCTCGGTACTCGTCATTCATGTTAATACTTGCGCCTGCTTAAATATTAGCCGGCAGCCAAGTCACTTACTTCAGTGCGGTATAGAACATCGTATTCGTTAGAGATCACACCAGCCGGTTGATCTGCATCTAAAAATTGAAATTCAGTCAGCACTGGCTGAACATCAATCGCATATCCACCAAGCGTAAGATCAGCCATAATCTTTGAGTGCATTGACTCAATAACGGAATCTGCATCAGTATCTGGCGCTTGAGAACGCACTACAACTGTGACCCTTACGCGCATCCGCCAGTCTAGTTTTGGCAGTGACGTAAGCTGTCGCGCTGCATCAGTGATGGGCTCGACAATGATCATTGGTGACTCTGCTCTTGCTGCAGCAGTCACCCTTGACCGATAAACTCGACCGCTAACACCATCAGTGCTCGCAAGTGTTGTTGCGATCTGAGCCAGGATTTGTTCGCGTTTAGTGGTCATCAGTTACACATCACAGAGCCAGTGAAGCTTTCGCCTACGCCAATACTCGAAGCGGTTGCGCGAACATATCGAACCGGATGCGCAGCATAAAAATGCGCATCAACACCGCTTGTGTTGTGCGAATGGCTTTCTAAATCGAACCAGTCAGTACCGTTCAAAGAAGCTTGATGAATTACTGTAATGTTGCCGCCAACAATTTTGTCAACAAAGCAAAAGTCAGTGCCATTCACTTCTAGCGCAGGCGTACTGCCATCCGCCGTCAACGGATCCCATTCGTAGATATTTCCGGCATTGCCGGCCTCTAAGCCAATGATTGCGGCCATTGTGCTGCCTACGTTTTCTGCATCATAATCTCGCAGAACGCTCCATCATCAATCAATGAAACGTTTCTGACCGTATAAGCAACGCTATTGACGGTAATCGCATCGCCATGCACTAAAGATCCAAACTTCGACGCTTCGCACGTTACCTTGTAATCAGTAGTCAACACCACGCCATCTGCAATAATCTCAGACGGCATGTCCAGTATTCCTTGCCCTGACACTGCGCCAGCCACAACAGGTACTGAAAATTCATCAGCACTCAGAAATACACTCAAATCTTCAGCAAATGCCATGAGAAAAAGCGCCCGGCATCAACCGGGCGCACAGCACATCAGGATCAGGCGTACTTCTTCGCGCCTAGAGCGTTGATGCTATAGGTGTGAGTGGAACTGTCAGTGGTAGACACAGCTTTCACCCAACGCTTGGCAGCACCCTTAGGGAACACCAGATACTGCTTAGAAGCAGAGGTGCTCACTTGAGCGAAAGCCACAGCAGCAGATGCCTGCTCGGTGCCATCCAGATTGAATACGGAAGTCACGTCGCTATAGCTACCGCCTTCGGTATCGCTGGATTGCAGCTTCACATCAAGGGTGGAAGTGCCGCTCGCCTCAACATCGAGGATCACGACCACATCGCCCTCATACTCATTGATGTCAACGGCGGTGCCGTTGAGATTAGAAGTCCGCTGAGCAGTCGGAGCAAGGGCAAAATGAGAAAGCTTCTCAAGCCCGGTGGAAAGAATAGCCATCAGTCTTTGGTGGGAGAGGTGGAACGCCCGCGACGAGACACAGGCTTAACAGGTGGACACACAGGAGCCGGTTCAGGCTCAGGCTCAGGCGCAGCCGGTGCGAACACCGCCTTGCCCATTCCGATCAACAGCATCGCTGCAGCGTCTTCCAGTTCTACGAAGGAGCCCGCCTTGGCAGGCTCCCCGGAGATCATCACGCTGCGCTTGATCTCAACTCGCATCATGATCAGGTGGCCAAGCAGAACGCACCAGGCTGCTTGACCGCGAAGTCAACATCCTGAAGGGCGATCACGCGGACGGTGCCAGCAGTGGCGCCAGCATAAGGATCAACAGTCAGATCCAGGCCGGACCACATGCCCATCACCATCATTGAGAAGTCGCCAAACAGTGCATCGTTGCTCTGCAGCTGGTTGGAAACGATCACCGGATAACCGTTGATCTCGTCATCCATGAACACGAACTGGGCCGTGTTAGAAGCCTTCTCGGTAGACTTCAGCGCACCGCGAGCAGCAGCGTTGATGATGTAACGCAGGCTGCCAGCATCAGCGTTGGCAGAAGCCACATCGGTTTCCATTCCGATGTACTCAGCAAAAGTACCGTAGGTGCTGGTAAGGCTCTGGCTGCCGATGCCGGTCACATTGGTGAGACCTTGAGGCTGGTTGCTGGAGCCGGTGCCATAGATAGCAGCGCGGTCGATCTCCAGTGCAATCACACGGGCGAGATCGTTACGCACCATGCCTTCCACATCGATGCTGCTTTGGAGCAGCAGACGACGGCTGTAGTCCACATAAGCACCCACGGTCTTGGGCGTCATGTTGACTTGATCAACAGCTTGCTGGCTCTCGGTCGGAGCAGCGTTCTCACCAACCCAGTAAGCAGTGCTGGCGCTGGATTGACGGGGGATGCTAATGTTGCCCTGCAGGCCGGTCAGCATGGTCACGCCAGCTTGGGCGAATGCCAGACGGTTACGCAGAATCTCGATGAAGCTTCCAGCCAGAAGCACATCATCAACAAGGTTGCCGCCAGCAGTCGGGGTGCCAACCACCAGATCACGACGCAGCACTTCATTCGGCACCACGATGCCGTTAGAAGAACGCTCGTACTTCTCAGCAGCAGCGCGGCCAACTTCGATCTCGAATTCAGCTTCGCGGCGTGCTTGAGCATCGCCTTGGTTGGCCAGATAGTTCAGAGCTTTGACGAAGCTGAACTGACGGACCTCTTTTTCGTTCAAGCCAACATCGTTGGCGTCAATGCGGTGTTCCACTTTTTGGGTGCCGATTTTGTCGAGGAATGCAGCACGGGCTTCATCAACAGACTTGCAGCCGTCAATGAGTTCGCGTGCGAGTTCGGGGAGCTTGTGACGCTCGCCCATGCTGGAAATTGAAGCAATCCGGGTGCGCTCGGCCTCTACGGCCTCGGACCGGATCACCTCCAGGTCAGGAGTGTTGTCCATGACAGGTTCAGTCATAGTGTTTTCAGGAGATGCGGTTGAAGCCGCAGGCTCGAAATCAGCGCCCTCAAGAGAACGACCAATTCCGACAGTGGGATCGGCTGGAATAACAGCCAGTGATACTTCGTAAGGAGACCAATTGGTCGCTACGAAGTTATCTTCGCGCTCCTCCATTTTATCAACAGAGTAGCCGAAAGAAACGCCGCGAAGAATGCCATCGCGAACGTCTTGGAGCACTTCTTGCGCAAATTGATTGCGCGAGAAACGCACCTTGGCATAACCGCGTTTTTTCTCACCATCAATCCACGCACGTTCGACAACGCCGATCATGCGATCTGGATCATGGTTGTACAAAAGCGGTGCGCCATCATTGAGCCGCGAAAGATTCGCGGACTCCATCCCATGACTCAAAATCTCGTTGCCGAAATAACGAGACACGGGATACTCGGAGCTGAATGGAAACTCCATGCTCCGTTCATCAAGCATGTTGAAGCTCGTCGCTTCAACGCGCTTGAATTTAGAGCCTTCAATATCACGAACTTGATACTTTTCGGCAACGTCCTCGGATCGAACCTCGACCACATCTTCAACTGAACGCAATGGCTCGATCTTGGTCAACGTGCTAAATCGATGCCCAACACGAGTGTCAGTCTTTTCGTAGCTGCCACCTTCTCCAGTAGAGCGATACACGCAAATCAATGCAGCAGGATCATCTGCTGTGCCATTAACAGTGAACTCAGAGTCAGGCACATTGATGCTGCCGTCACGCTCAACCTTCTCGATCAAACCGCGAGCACGACCACCAGATGAATTCCAAGAAACGTAGTCGCCTACCTTCAACGCATCGGGCTCGGCCCTTTCTTGTTCCTGCTCCATCTCAAGTGACTCAAGCTTATTCGTTACAGAGTCTATAGACTCATCCGTTTTAATATCATCAGCCGCTCGGTCAATGCTTTTGCGGTGCTTGTCCGCCCAGCTTTTACCTGGATCACCGCCCCATGCAGCCCATGCGACACGGCCTGGTGATGGGTAGCCATCCTCTCCAGGGCTAAATCCATCCGCCTGCTTGTCCACCTCATGACGAGCAAACCAAGCACTCATCGTAACGATGGTGTCATCACTCAACTCATTACCAGAAAGAATCTGTGATGCGCGGCGGGATGCAACATCCGTACCACCCTTGCGCCCTTCTTTCTTCCACTCTCTGTATCGACGCGCTTCTTCGCGCATCCCTTCAGTTGGTGTTGCAGGCATTACTCGATAACCTCCACTGCAGGATCTCCTTCAATAATGTCACGGTCAAGCTCTACGTTAAGCTCTTCTGCTGCTTGCTGCTCACGCGACAGCTCCGAAAGGTTGTCGTAAAAATCACCACCAAGCTTCGCAACAATCTGCGCCTTGGTCATGTAACCCGCCTGCTCCATCTCGCGGTAAGCCTTCGCTTCCTTCAGCGGATCAACCCAATCCCATCCACGGGCAGTCCACCTTGGATTGTCATAACGCTCAGGACGCTGATCAAAATCATCAAACGGCAGATCACCTGAAAGTACCGAAAGACTCAGCCATTCCCTAAAAATACGAGTATGAAAATGCTCAATCATGTACCGCTGCACTACTTTCCAGTGCTCGCGATCTTCGAGCAAGCTCAACCGGCTGCTGCTGTAATTAGTATTGCTAAAATCACGACTTAAGGTTTCGTAGCTACATCCAAAGCCGCTTGCAAATCTGCGTACCTTATTGCGTACAAACATCTCATACTGCTGATCCGGTGAGTCAATATCAGGCACCGTCACATTCTGGCCTGGTTCCAGATACTTGAACATCCCAGGCTCAAACTCTGAAATGCGGCGTTCGCCTTCAACATCATCAGCATCAAGCTCGCCTTCAGGTGATGTCACGAATCCCATGATCGATGCACCTGCGCGGGCTCGAATCACAGCCGCCTCCTCATAACCCTGCAGCTGATGCGCATCAGCCATCACAGGATGGAACCACGGCACACCACGGTGCTGCTGCGGACGCTCAGGAATAAACAGATGAATTACATCCTCTGCCGGTAGGAAAACATGCTTTCCACCTTTCTCTTTTACATTCTGGAACCAATAATCTCCTGGATGCCTCGTCAGAAACGCATACCGCACCGGACGACCCCATTCGTTGATCTCGACACCCATCCGCCATTCGTTATCTCGTGCCAGCGTCGGTCCTTGGTATTCCTCATCCAATACATCAGATTCAAGCATCTCCAGCGCCAAGGGCACTCGGCTACCGCCAAACTGCCGACGAACAATCCGGAACAACGCCTCGCCGGATTCCGGTAATGCACCAACCGCCAACCATTCCATCATGTGGAAGTTATGGCGACCAGCAACATCACAATTCTCAGCGCGACACCAAGCATTCCACTTCTCCTCAATCAACCGATTCACTGAATCATTCAGCTTTCGACCCCGAAGCTGCTGCACCTGTGACTGCAGCTTGATGCCGCTGCCCACCACGTTGATCTGCGTCGTCCGCTTTGCCTGCTTTGCATACGGATTGTTCCGCACCATCTCGCGGCTGCGGTCACGCAACTTCCGCAAACTTGTGCGAATCTCAGCATCAGCACTCGCCTGCGATGACATCCAGTCACTCGTCAGGCGACTGATAATTGCACCGGCATAATTACGCCGACGACGGACCGGCGGCCCAGACCGAGGGATCGGCTGCAGACCAAATCTACGGAGTAGTCGAGTGCGGAGTCCCATCAGCCTTGATTAAACCGGACGTAAAGAGAATGTGGATTGCCAAGGTTGTTGGCAATCAGCTCGGCCTTTTTCTCGCGAGCAAGCTGTGCCTTCAGGCGAGATTCAAGCTCCATTAGCTCCGTAAGCTCAAATTTCTTGAGATTTCGGTTGCCGATACGATACTCGGCTACTGCGCCACCGCTAATAATCGTCCGAATTGCTGCTTGTACAGCATCAAGATCCTGCTGAAGCTGTGACCTGCCGTCATATGCTCCAGGCGTTCCGCTATACGACAGCGATGCTTCGACCGCAAAGCTGCCACGACCTAGCTCGATAATCGTGCTATCGCTCAGGTTCGTCGCAACAGCCTGGAAGTACCAGTCGCCAGCCACCATCGCTTCGGTTGTAGCCGCAGCCAGTGTCACCTTCCATCCATTGTTATACGCAACACCGCTGGCGGTAACGCCTTCTGCATTAGTGTTCCGACGTAAATAATACGTTAGACTATGAGTTGTATTATCTACTGCAGCGCCAAATACATCGACAGTTGCATCGTCGATCCATACAACAGTCGTGCCAGCAGCGATAGTTGCAGGAATCTTCACTTCCGGCTAAATGCCAACATTTCATCCAGTGTAACGCTCACCACTGGTTAATGAAACTTCTTCCCTTCGCTGATTTCGCTGCCGCACGCTTCTTCGGCGTCTCTGTTGCACCAGATTCAATCTGGTCCCACAGCGTTCGACGGTCTCTGATCTGATACACGCGATTTAAAGCCGCATACGCATACACCAATTCATCCAACGCTTCATTTCTTGCGCTGCTTTTCTTTACCCATATCCTTTCCGGAAAGCCGTTCTTAAATCTCATTACCTGCTTCTCTGCAGTCAACTCCTGGAAATATTCTGTTCCAACTGTTGGATAAAAATGCAAATACCCTGGCCCTGGATCATTGTGCTTCAACCGTCCAAATAACAATGATTTCACCGTGTCAGATCCAACCGGAAATACCTGCGCTCCCTTTTTCAGCGTCCTGCCCTTCGCATTTAAATCCACCTTGCTCGCCTTACCAATCGGCGGCTTGTTCTTCTGTGCCATACCTTTAATCGCAATCACGCCCATCCCTTGGCGCTCCCTCGCATACTGGTAAACCTCTGCCGTGTGGTGGCCGCCAGAGTCAATTGCTGTCACCATCACCTTCAGCTTTCGATCGCCCTCGCCCTCATACGGCGCTTGCAAAATCTCATCCAACTGTTTCCACACATCCGGTCGGCTTGGATCGCCATAAATCACAACGCGATCGATCAACCAACCCTGTTCCTCGCGGCCCCATCCCCACACACTCAACGACAAGCGATCATCCTGCACGTCGCAGCCAATCGTCAGCAACAAACAATCAGCCGGTGCAATGCCCTGCTGATACTCCTCGGTCGCTGCACGTTCGCTCAACGCATCCGCACCAACCTTCGACGCATACTCATCCTCCCACGTCTCACCTAGCACCGTATTGACAAACGTCTTTAATTGCTCTGCATCATTCTTTGCATCTAAAAATTCTTCGACCAGATTCGGCCATGTCGCGTTCGGGCTGTAGCTATACGCCGCCCAGACATGAAACGACACATGCTTTCCATTTCCAGGTGCTGTAGGTCTCCACTCGCCACGCTCCACCATCCATCGCTTCTTGGAATGCGGTATCAGCACACCGCAACCTTCACACGCATAGCTGGCAGTATCCGGATCATTGTTAATCCATCTGATGTTTGCCCACTTCAAATACTGCATGTGCTCACAATCCGGGCATGGCACAAAATATCGCCGCTGATCACCCTGCTGGAACATACGCTCCACACGGCTGAAGTCTTTTACTGTTGGCGTACTTCCCGCGACAATCTTACGGTTCCAGTAGTACTCGGTACGCCTGATACCAAGCTTGATCTGATCACCTTCCGTACCAGCTGATGCCGGGTAGCCGTCAATTTCATCAAACAGCACAACACGACGACTGACGCGCCGGAAGCCCCTGGGACTGTTAGCGCCGACCAAGCTCAGGCTTCCACCTGGAAACTGCTTCTGCAGAATCGTGTTCGCACCATCCTTAGCCTTGGCTTCGCTGACTAGCCCCTTAAGCACTGGAGTGTCACGCAACATCGGCGCAATCTCCTCCTTGGAATACCCTTGCGCGTCCTCAATCGTCGGCTGAACAATCATGATCGGGCATGGATCTTGATGTATATGAAATGCTGCAACGTGATTTAGAATCTTAGAGTAACCGACACGCGCACTTTTCATTACAGTAATCTGTTCTATTTTTGGATCTGTCACCGCATCCATAATCCCCTTCTGATACGGCAGCGTGTGCCATCGACCACCTTCCGCACTCGACTCTGAACTCAAGTAGGCATAAGAATCTGCCCACTCGCTTAAAGTCATCTTCTTTGGCGGCTTGAACGCTAAAAATGCTTTATTTCGTAATTTAATTGCGTTATTCATTGTTATTTGCCAAATCTTCTAGTGCTTCACGCACAATATCATCTAAAACACCTATCGCATCAGTGTCCAAATCAGGTATCCGCTGCTTTGCCTTGGTCGGTATGCCCAATAACTTAGTTCTAGCCATCGTGATAATTTCTATCCATTGATGCTCAACATCCTCCGCACGAACAAGTAACCCCTCCTTCTGTTGCCTGTCCAGCTCTAGCAACTCAGCCTTTAAGTGCTCAGTTCGCGCCCTTGACTCGTCATAGTCAGGAATCGACTCCTTTGTCTTGCCAATCCTTTCTTCCGGTGCTTTCATTCTCTCTTCTCTGCTTCTTAGCGGCTTCTTTTCTCGACCAGGCCCCGGAGGTTTTGGTCCCATACCAATTCTGGTCTGCGTATTTTTTGCCCATTCTTCGCGCATCGTCTCTGTATTGACTAACGGCTTACCGTCGCGTCCGTTCACAACTGACAATCGATTCGTCTTTACAGCGGCATATACGGCTTCGGCGCTAACGCCAAGCATCCTTGCTGCTTCCGCCCTGGTAACTAAAGCCATTGTGTAGATAGCATCAACTCAGTATACCAACAACAAATATTCGTGGTATAATGGTCGATTTTCGCAAATTCGATCGTTGGGATGGCTGTGATTATACATAATCGAAACAACTTTCGATGTAATTGCCTAGCCGAATGGAGCGATCCGAATATCCT